CCGGCGTCAACTAAACGACCCCAGACCACAGCCTTTACAGCCATGGCCCCAGGTCGTACCACCGCTTAACTAGAGATCGAGAAATCTTCATCACCGATTTACCAGAAACGGGAATGTCATTATTCATTTCCGGCCTGACCCCTCTATTAGCTATACCTTGGATGTACTCAAGGCGCTTTTCGATAAGGTACGGGTGAAGACTCATCGCCAACCAGGGGAAGTCCAAATTTTGTTCAGACTCACCCCACTGGTTAACGATGATGTTTTCGTCTCTAACTCGGTTTCTGAAGAGGCTAGTCTTTAGACCTCTTCGCTCGAGATCCCACAAGCGGCTTAACAATAAGCCGAGTACCCCGCTCTTCGAAGTTTTACTTCGATCCGTCACATGCCGAACAAAACATCCTTCGATGCTATGCCCAGCACGTGTAGGAGCAGCTACATCCCAATTAGAGATGAAGCCGCCATCACCGAGCCCCTCATCGATCCAGAAGCGAAATGCCTTCGGGACCGAAGAGACAAGGTAATCAAACGTTTTCTTAAGACGGGCGTCACAGGAACTTCCACAGTTCCTTCGATTAGCCAATCGGCGGATTGCGTTTGCGAACTTAAAAACAGCCGGAATGGTCGAGAGTCTACTCTTTAAGTAGATGGGTGTTACCTCGATACCGGAGTAATAGTGCTTTCCACAGGACTCACGGAAGGAAGACTCATAATGCGTCTTCCGCTTATTTACCGTGAACCCGTAAAAGAGGCACATCTCCGAGAATAAGTCCACACAATTTGTGGGAACAACTACGTCGTCCCCATAAACGTTCACAAAATATCCGCTCTCTTTCGAAAGTGGTATCTGCAAATACTCCACGCAAGCGATTGCTATAGCGTAGAAGATAAGCGACTCAACTTCAAAGGTGAAGCCATTCCCCATACTGGAGAATTTCTCCCACCTCGTTGATTCGCCGTGTAGACTACCGAAATGAGATCGGCACGCATTCATGAGTGTAAGCCAATCGGAGGGAAATAATTCCTCCACGACCCACTCACTAATGCTATCGGATGCAGATGAGAAATCAACAGTCGCAACTTTCCCGGTTTTGGAACCGAGTAGCGCTAACTGCTGATTCTTGCTCTGATACCTTAAGTCGACCCCAAAGCGTAAGAGGCGCTTCCGCATATAAGTGCCTATGCCGAGTTGGAACCAGATATTAAAGCCTGGCTCCACAGCAATGACTCTGTTAGCAGTTGCGTCCTTAGCAACGGTGATGACTTTATTCCCGGGCTCAAACTGGAATTCCTTCCAGCTCGGCTTAAACGTCGTCATCCATAGAGGATAAAATCCCTCTAGGACACTCGTCGGGATTGAGTCATATAGTTTCCGTGTTATTCCAGTTTCGAACTGGAACTTATTGGTCGAACTGGCGTATCTCCGCGGTATAACCGTAGAGGCGCCAGGGCCCCAATTGGAACCAAGCGCTATACGAAGATAATCAACGTCTCCCAAGACACTTGAAATTTTACGTACGACTTCATTATGAAGCCATACGGTACGGCCCGTAAATAAAGGGTCATACTCCAAGTGCCTGAAAAAGACATTAGTCGACCTACAGGATCTCTCAAAAATCGAGAATTTATCCAGCGCACGTTGTTCCAGATCCAGGCCTGTTTCTAAGAAATCGGCCTTGGAAAGGAGAATAGTGGCAGCGTAGGCATCTCTCAGGCTCTCTAATGTATTAAACCAGAGAGGGTCGAACTTGAGGTTAGCAAGCTGCAAATGCTCACCGGAACGGTAAAGCATTGCAACTGTTAACGCTCTAGGACAACTTAGAGATTCTAAGTATAGCGATATGGCCTCGTCTGTAGAAGCCGAGGGTACACGGTACTTCTTGAGAGCTTTACAAAGCTCTCGATCACGCTTGGCACGAGACATGATAGGCGCATAGCTCCTTCCAACCCGTTAGTAAGGCGGGTCGAAATTGGCGATCGCACCGGGGATCGGGCTCGACGTTAAATCTGTCGGGCTTGCATCCGAGGCGTTAATCGTCGTCGTCAGACACGAGATAAACAGACTGAGTAACGCAAGTCGCTCAGCCTGGGTCCCGCGGTCTGAAAACAGGAACTCGCATATCACCGCGTCCGTATACGCCACCGGCGCAGCAGGGATGATCCCTGTAGCCGTTGACGCAGTGACGGTTTCGAGATGAGGCACGCCCAGTTTCGCGGTCAGCCTATACACCGAGCTCGCCTTGGTAGGCGGTCTCACTGCAAAGGTAAACCACGGGAAGCCCTTCGCGATACCGCCGCTCCGGTCTACCCACCGTGATACCCCAGGGGCTACAAACCCTTCGGGGCTAAACGTTTTGTCATATCCTACCGTTGCACTCGTCGTAAGATGAGTGGGAGATAGGATTGTTGACAGTAGCATGGGAACTCTGTTCGCCATGTTGGTTACTCCTTGATTTCAATCGATGAGTAGCATCCAGTCTCAGCAGACTATCTAAAGGCAGCTCGCAACAACGATAACCCGTTCATCGCATGGGTAATACTGAGGGGATTCTTGAAAGACGGCATTACAGCCCCGGGAAAGGAAGTTATCCTTTGCCGGTTAATCTGTATATACTGCCTCCAATACCTTGCTCTTTTATCCCACATCGTATAAATAGGTGTTTCGTTTGCAGGAAATCTGCCGTAGAAGTCATGAGATGCTAAAGTGTACTGCACTGTGGCATTGGTCACATACCCGTCAAGGAAAGCCAACCCGTCGAACGCACTAAGCGTCTCGAGGTATGGGCCTATCGGGAGGAACCAATCAACCACAAAGCTGTACGGAAGCACTTCCCATGCGAGATTTATGGGGTTTGTAAAACCAGTTTGCGCAGCGAACGCTCTAAGTCCGGAGTCGATTGTGTATCGAAGGCCTATCTTACAGTTACTGTAGGTCGCAACACGCGATTCTCCAGTTTTCTGATAATAGTAACTCGTCGTACCCAATTCCGTCACAGACCTAGAAACGCTCTTAGCGCTCCCTTTTACACCTCTTACAACCTCTGGGTCCTGCACACAATAACGTGCAAAGGCCTCGAGGGCACCGTGTATATCCGCTAGGAGGGGTTTCCACCCATACTGAAGCGCAAGCCAATTTTCGGCCACGCTCTTTGTGGGTGAAACCACCCGACCCAGATCTACATCGACACGCTTTCGCATATCGGTACGGAAGTCAACAGGTAATACGGAGGCATTGGGCTTATGTCCTTTGCCTTCCCCGCTGACGCGGTATCCAATACCTCTACTCTTTGTAGTTGGAGTCAAAAGAGACTCCAGGGCGTCTTTATAATTCTTACGCTTCACATTGTGGATAGCAGCTGCTATACGATGGACAGAATCACCCACCATATTAGTAATCTGCCCCATTTGTGCCACGTCTTGAGCTATATTGCCGTCCAGGCCGATTTCGGCCCGTTTTATACAACGAGCTAGGGCACGGTTGTAATTCTGTTCATCATGAACAGGGGGTGCAGGAACCACGATCCACAAAGATGAAGGTTGATAATACCTTGAACTCTTCATGGGACCCCATGGAGCGACAGCCGCATTGTTGCGGATATCGTGACCCATAGGATCTTCGGCCATTATTCTCGTCAGACTATACGGGTTAAC